AAAAGTTATCTTCAGTTAAGTATCCAAAATCATTGGGTTTATTTTATTCTGCGATGACTGATAGAGTTGGTCTAAAACCAATGGAAGAAGAATATATTATGATGGGTATGGCTGCTTATGGTAAGTGCAATGCTAAGATGTATGCTGAAATGGTCAATTTATTAGATACAAATCTACATAGAGGTTGTAAAGATTTTATGCCAAATGTAAAAGATGTTGATTTAGCTCATACATCTCAAAAGTTATTAGAAGATCAGTTGAACAATATTGTTGAAAAGATTGAAGGTCCCATTGTTTATGGAGGAGGTGTTGCACATAATGTAGTTGCAAACCATAGAGTGTTTAGAGGTCCTCATTTTATTTTTCCCAATCCCGGTGACGCAGGTTCATCTTTGGGTGCAGCGGCACTTAGGTATGGTGGTAAGTTAAATTTTGAAACATGCTTTCTAGGTTATCTGGCTAACAAACTTGATAGATGGAAAATACATAAAATCGTTGACCGGTTGAAAGAAGGGTATATAATAGGTGTATGTTCTGGTCGTGCAGAGTTTGGACCAAGAGCGCTAGGTAATAGAAGTCTCCTCGCAGACCCCAGAGATCCTAAAGTAAAAGATAAAGTAAATGAAGTTAAAAGGAGACAAAAGTTTAGACCATTTGCACCTTCTATACTCAGTGAACACGTGAGTGATTATTTTTTAAATGATAAATATCAAAATTATGATTATATGCAATATGCTATTCCTTGTAAGAGAAAAAATGATATACCAAGCGTTGTACATGCAGATAGAACCTCGAGAGTGCATTCGGTCACAAAAGAATCATCTAAGCATTCACCACTAAGAGAAATTTTAGAGTTGTGGTATAAAGAAACAGGGTGTCCAGTATTGCTGAATACAAGTTTAAACATTAAAGGTATGCCAATGGTAAATGATCATAATGATGCTGTTGAATTTTCGAAAAAATATAACGTACAGGTAATGATATGAGTGAAAGTCTTACTTTTGATACACAAGAAAACAAAGACAATTTAAACTTTTGGTACCAATACAAACCTTTTATAAATGAAAAAGATGGTTCAATGGACTTGGAAATCGAACATGATTTTCTTCGGTCTAATGACCTAGATAATTTTGATTTTAAAAACCCACCAATAGATCCAGTGAATTTATCTGCGTCGATGGTACAGACGATGAGAAAGTTAGGTGGTTATGGCCTATCTGCTAATCAAGTTGGTTTACCGTTGAAAATGTTTGTTATTGAAGGTGAGCCAGCATATGCAATTTTTAATCCAAGGATTACTTATTTCGGTGATGAAATAATTATTCTTGAAGAGGGTTGTTTATCCTTTCCAGGATTTTCATTAAAAGTATCAAGACCGAGATTCATTCGTGTAAGGTTTCAGGACCCATATGGTGACTTTATTACAAAGCAGTTTGATGGAATTACCAGTAGGGTATTCCAACATGAATATGATCACCTAGAAGGTGTTGACTTTACACAAAAAGTAAGTAAACTAAAACGTGACATGGCAATTAAGAAATGGAAAAAGAAATATGGCAGAACAACCCTCAATCTACCACTATAGTGAAATCTTCCACTCAGTGCAGGGTGAAGGCAAGTACACTGGTCAAATAACCGCATGGTTGAGATTCTTTCTATGCAACCTTCAATGTAATGGTTTCGGTCAGAAAGATCCCACGGATCCTTCAACATATGATCTTCCGTATAAGAAGGTGGCAAAGGAGATTGAGGTTAACCCACTAAAATATAGTAGTATGGAAGAACTTCCTGTCTTCGAAAGGGGTTGTGATAGTTCCTATTCTTGGAACAAGTCATTTAAGCATTTGCAAAGAAAAGGAACAGCTGCGCAAATTGCTGAACGTATCATGAATTCAATGAAAACGAAAAGCAATCCTAAAGGTACGTTTAGTCATCCTAATGGTTTTGTTGAACATATGTGCTTTACTGGTGGTGAACCACTAATGCCTCATGGACAAAAAGGTTCAGTAGAAATCCTAGAGGCGTTTATGAATATTACTGGTGGACCAAATGTTGATTTTTACACTCAAACGACAAGAGGTAATATTGGTGTGAATCTTCCAAGTTCTGTGACATATGAGACAAATGGTACACAACCATTAGCAACAGACTTCATTGAGTTCTGGAACAATACTGGTCGTAATAAAAATATGGAGCTGTTCTTTTCAATTAGTCCAAAGCTATATACTGTATCAGGGGAAGAGAATAAAAAGGCTATTAGAGTAAACAATCTGAAAACGTATAGAATGTTGTCTAAGAATGGTCAGCTGAAATTTGTAATGGGTACCAAGGAAGAACAATGGGATGAACTTAAACGAGTATTAGATGATATTCGTTCTGTTGGTATTGACTACCCTGTATACATTATGCCAATTGGTTCTTTAGCTGAGCAACAGCAAGAGATTGCAGGCACAGTTGCAGACATGGCTCTCGCTGAAGGCTTTAATGTATCAGCTAGAGTTCATTGTTATCTTTGGGGGAACAAGATAGGTGTTTGAGACTGTAACAACACTGAAAGTTTTACACACCGAGTTAAAAGGAATTAATAACAATCGGTTGGTTGATTGTTGCCTTAGATGGCGAGATAAGAAGATTGATGAGAGTCCAAATGCAACTGGTTATGAGGATTCTAAAATACCTGATGATCCAGAAGTAGATGTGTTAAAAAGCAAAGTAATGCAAGTAGTAAATGCTACAATTGATGATAGATACTATCTTCAAGAGATTTGGGCTCACATTCTCCAACCTATGCAATCGACAATGATACATAGTCATAGAAACCATGACGACAAGTACCAATTGTTTCTGTCATGGGTCTATTATCCACATCAACATCCACAAGATAAAGGTGGAAGATTAAGATTTCAATACATCGGTCATCATACTATGGCCAACCATGAAGTAGTACCAAGGGAAGGACATATTGTCTTTTTTCCTTCCTGGCTTAATCATTACACAACCCCCAATACAGGCAATGATGATAGAATATCTATTAGTGGGAACTTAAAACTACGTGACCAAGACTACGATGCAGTGTATCGTGATCGTAGTTCAGGCATACATGATTTTTATAGGAGCTAAAATTGGCTAAATATATTTCAACTAAAACATACAACCAACTGGGTCCTGTGGCTTATAGGCAATTCAGGGCTGACAGTCACTGTAATCTCATCCATGGTTATGCACTATCATTCCATTTTGAATTTGAATCTGACAATCTTGATAGTCGTAACTGGGTTATGGACTTTGGAGGTCTGAGACCTCTGAAAGATTTGCTTGAAGATTGGTTTGATCATACCCTACTTGTTGCTGATGATGATCCGGACCGTGAGCATCTATTAAAGCTCGGTGAACTTGGACTTGCAAAAATCACTCAGGTCGAAAAGACTGGATGTGAAGGCCTAGCTTCCTTCTTGTATGAATATATCAATACAATCTTTTTGAAAGATTATGGTGAGCAGGATCGTATCTGGTGCTGTAAGGTTGAGGTTCGTGAAACAGATAGCAACATGGCAATGAGAGTAGGACATAGAGAAGATAATGAATTCAACGATGAGTGAACAGAAAGGAATATGGGATGATTGGGTATAGTATTGATCAATACTATAGAGATATAAAATGGATTGCCACAAGTGTTCAAGTTTATATTGATGAAGTAAAAACTGAATCATTGAAATGGGATCCCGATGTCATTGTTGCTGTTGCTAGAGGTGGTTGTGTGCCAGGAGTTTATTTGTCACACTTGTTAGACAAACCATTAGAGATTATTACTTGGCAACTTAGAGATGGAAACAAAAGACAATCATTACCATATCATTATTTCAGTAATGGTAGACAAGCGCTTATTGTTGATGATATAAATGATACTGGTATCACCTTCGAAGAAATTTTTGATAACATCGTAGATAATGCTACTTTTGGAGGTGCTAATGGTTTCAATCGTGAAAAACTAAAAAGAAATGTAAAGACAGCTTCGTTGTGGCAACGATCAACATCAAAGTTTTCTGTTGATATTTGTCCAAATAAAATAGACAGTGATGATTGGATAATTTTTCCATGGGAAGTTCCGCCAAGTGGATCACATAGCAAAACATAAAATTGATTTTAGTTATATTAATCTTAGAGATGATATTGATCGATCTAAGGTTGAAATTGACTATGATAAAACAACTGCCCTAAACACAAACTGGAAAAAGTACTCGCTTGAAAAATGTGAGTTGGTGCAAGAGCTTAAAACGTTTTATCAAGACATTCTTGGGTGTAAGGTAAGTCCATTATATTATGTTCAACTGGCTGGAGACAGTGTTGAAAAACATATAGATACATCATGCAAATCATCTATCAATATTATTTTAAACGACGGAAGTCATGCACCTATAAATTTTTACCAGGGTGATGAGAAATATATGTATTTTTACCGTTGTGCTCTACTCAATGTTGGTGGATACTATCATGATGTACCAGTTAGTCATACAGACAGACTGGTACTTAGATTTGCACTACAGGCACCATTTGAGGATGCTAGAAACAAGTTAAAAGAAGGAGTAATGTATGAGTCATCCTGATTACAAATCTGATCGTGAGCTTGGTCAACGAGTACGTGATCATTTAGAAAGCATTGGTCTTGAAACACCAATGACAACAGCAGTGCTTGAAGACGACGAGTTTAAGATTAGGGAGATTGCTTTGTGCATGGAGGATGCGCTTAAGACGCTCGGTCTCGATCTTGAAGATGACTCGTTGATGGACACACCCAATCGAATTGCTAAGATGTGGGTAAAGGAAATCTTCTGGGGACTTGACTATGATAAATTTCCTAAGTGTACAACAATTGAGAATAAGATGGGAAAGAACTCACCTGGTTCATTTGTTGTTGAACGAAATGTAAACGTACAGTCTAACTGTGAACACCATTTTGTTGTAATTGATGGTAAGGCTTGTGTTGCATACATTCCAAGAGAAAAGGTTCTTGGATTGTCTAAGTTAAATCGTATTGTTGAGTTCTTTGCAAAGAGGCCTCAAGTACAAGAACGATTGACTGAACAGATTGCAGCTACTATCTCGTTTGTAACTGGTACACCTGATGTTGCTGTATATCTTGAAGCTGTACATTATTGTGTTAAGAGTCGAGGAATCCAAGATACTGGATCAAGTACATGTACTCTTGCTGTTGAAGGTGTGTTTGCAGATCCACAATCTGACCTTCGTCGTGAGTTCCTAAACATTGCAAGGGGAACACCTATCCTAAACTAGCTCATAAGGAGTTGTTATATTATGAATAATTATTTGTTGAAGTGGACGTGTAACGATAAGTCGGCTTATAAAACTGGTATTTCAAAAGAACATTCACAACTGATGGAAAAAAGATTTGGTCGGACGTCAAAGTTTTGGCATCCTGGCTACGATCTTTTTAACATTGAGGTGTTGTCAAATGTGTATTGCAGCAGCGAGTCGTATAGTTTGGCTAGAGCCGCTGCATTTGGTATGGAACATGCATTCCGTGCTATGTTTCCAAAAGACTTTAATCTTGAAGAGTATTATGGATTAGAGCCTGGAGTTCTTGATGGAATGGGAGGTATTACAGAGTTCTTTCTTCTTCCTCAATACATCACCGAAGAACAGATGATTGGTATTTTTGAACGAGCTGCTAAAACATCTTGGCAGCTGAATAACAAACTGAAATCCTATCAAGGAACAGTACAAGCGGAGATAAGCATATGAAAAGAATCTTTGTAACCTTTCAAAAAGAAGGAATTCACAAATGGCCAGGTGCTGTTAATATGCCAGAGGTTGACTTCCTACAATATCCTCATAGACATATGTTTCACTTTAGGGTAGAACTTGAAGTCAAGCATGATGATCGTGACGTCGAGTTTATTATGTTTAAGCGTGAGCTCGAAGGTCTATATGATGAAAAAACTTTGCAGCTGGACTATAAAAGTTGTGAGATGATCGCTGATGACCTAGCTAAATATATACAGAGTACGTATCCAGATCGTACATTAATTATTGAAGTAAGTGAGGATGGTGAGAACGGAGCCGTATGTTATTATGATTGACTTTTGCCACATTGTACCAACCCCACATTTTAATCTCGTAAAAGATAGACCAGTACATTTAGTTCTTGCACATCTTGTTGAAGAAGATGAAAAGTATTGTGAGAATTATAGGAACAGTGGTGGTGATTTGATACTTGACAACAGTGCATTTGAAATGTACAAACGTAATCAGCCAATGTATCCAACTACTAAGCTAATTGAAATGGCAAAGAAGGTTGGAGCTAGTTATGTTGTAATGTCAGACTATCCGAGAGAACCAATTACAAAAACTATGAACGCAGCAATGGAAATGATTCCACAGCTACGAGAAGCTGACATTGGAACATTTTATTGTCCACAAGCAGAGCCTGGAGACTTAGAAGGTCTGATAGCTTCATATGCTTGGGCTTTCCACAATCCTGGTATTGACTATGTTGCATTCAGCATTCTTAATATTCCACTTGCATATAATTGCGAGAGTGGAACTGAACAGGGTTGGAGAATGCAAAAGTTCTTATCAAGATGGAAGTTTATGATTGAACTAGATAAACGATTTGATCTCAAAAAAATTCACGATAAGAAAAAATTCCACTTCCTGGGAATGACAGAAGGTCCAAATGAAATTCAATTGATGAGGAACTTCTCCCATCTTATCGATACTTGGGATAGTTCAGCAGCAGTATGGGCTGGACTCAATGGTATCAAGTTTGATAATAGTCCAACAGGTCTAATCAATGGTAAGTTCGAAAAAGAAGTTGACTTTAACCATGCATGTGAGGTACCATTACATGTTGAGTATGCATGTGATAATATGGAGTATATTGACGAGCTATGTGGGTCAAAAACATGGTAAAGAATAAACCTAAATTTAGATATAACGAAGATAAGTTTCTTGAAGAAGTTGCTAGCTATATTGAATCAACATATGATGGTCATTATGTTGGTAAGGAGGAGTTGCAGACAACTGATGTGTGGCACACATTAGGTAGTGTTGATACGACATGTCGTGATACTGCAATTAAGTATCTTATGAGGTATGGAAAGAAAGATGGTTACAATAAGAAGGATCTTATGAAAGCCGTTCATTATATTGTATTACTAAATCATTTTACGGAGTCTAAATAATGGTAGCGATGATTCATATTGCTGGTTCTATGAGTGGCTCAACGTTGAGTGACTTTGATGTTGAGCAAGTGCAACCAAATGCAATTGATCTGAAGGTTGATCAAATTAGATCAATTGATAATAATACTTTTCAAATAAGTGAAGAGGGTAAGAATCATAGGGGTTCAACCCTTATCACACCTGATAAAGAAGGATATTGGAACCTACAAAATGGAACGTATGAAATCATTATGGAAGGAACTATTACGATCGGAAGTGATGAAGCAGGTTGGGTCATTACTAGGAGCACTCTTAACCGCAATGGTTTGTTCATTACTAGCGGTCTTTATGATAGTGGTTACAGTGGTGTCATGGCTGGTGCTCTCCACGTTAGTTGTGGTAAGGCTCGTATTCGACGAGGCACACGAGTGGGCCAGTTCTTACTTTTCAAAGCAGAAGCGTTAAACCAGTATGATGGTGACTATGGTACTGGTGGTAGTCACGATGTTGTTTATCAAACAAATAACCAAATGGATTTATTTTAAATGGAAATTAAAGTAGAGTTAGATGACCTAAGAAAGAGGAAACTATTTGTTGCAACACCTATGTATGGTGGGCAATGCGCCGGCCTTTTTTGTAGGTCAACAAACGATCTCTCTGCTTTGTGTCAACATTATAATATTGATTTGAAATTTTATTATCTTTTCAATGAGTCACTTATTACTCGAGCTCGTAACTATTGTTGTGATGAGTTTATGAGAAGTGAATCAACACATATGTTGTTCATCGATAGTGACATTGGTTTTACCGCTAATGATGTAATTTCTATGCTAGCACTAATGGATCATGAAGATCCGGATAACCCATATGATATTCTTTGCTCACCCTATCCTAAAAAGAATATTAGCTGGGAAAAGATTACTGATGCTGTTAACCAAGGTCATGCTGATGAGGATCCTAACAATCTTGAAAACTTTGTTGGTGATTATGTGTTCAATCCAGTTCCTGGCACAACAGAGATTCGTATTGACGAACCTGCTGAAGTAATGGAAGGTGGCACTGGATTCATGATGATGACAAAGAAAGCATTGCAAACCTTTAAGGATGCTTACTGGGAGAACAGTGAATTATCACCAGGGGGATTTAGATATAGACCAGATCATGTTCGAACCGAACATTTTGATGGCTCTCGAGAGATCATGATGTACTTCCAGGCTTTAATTGATCCTGAGTCACGTCGTTATCTTTCAGAAGACTATATGTTTTGTCAGTGGGCGAAGAAGGCTGGTCTTAGTGTTTGGCTGTGTCCTTGGATCCAATTGCAACATGTTGGTAGTTATATCTTTGGCGGCAGCTTGCAAGCATTAGCTTCTATTGGTGCATCGGCTACAACAGATCAGAGTAAGATTAAAAATAAAAAAGGATCACCAAAAACTGACCAAGAGAAAAAAGAAGAAAAATTAAAGGAAGCAAACGATAAAATAAAACATGGATGAACCACATCAATATAGCCATGATGTTGATTGGAGTTTGATAAAATCTCTTAGAAACATAGGTGTTAGGCTACTAAAAGATAATAGTTTAGAAAGAGGTCCTCTTAAAGCTATCAAACAGAGTAGAGGTCAGCTTGATAGATACAGGTTTTGGCAAACAACATCTCATCATTGGAGAATGCAAAACAATTTGTTAAAAGATGTTAAGCTACCACATACACTTTACGAGTATCCAACTGACACTATACATAATTTTGAAAAACATGCTAATCATCGAATTGGTAGCAAGAACTTAAAAAACAACGGTTGGTTAGTAAATGATCAGATGGTTGAAATTTCTTACCATATCAATAAACAAGGGTTTAGACATGATGGAACACAGCCTGATTATTTAACTGAACAAGGTGGTGTAATCTACATTGGTGACAGCCATACAATGGGTGTTGGAGTGCCTATAGAACAATCATGGACTTACATTGCACACAATCAATGTGAGTATACGAAGGGGTTGAGATATTTAAATATGGGCTGTCCTGGTTTTGGTATTGATTCATTCTATAGGTTATTAAAGTACTACATTGAAATTCTGAAACCAAATTTGGTTGTTATGTCATATCCATGGCAATCAACCAGAACAGAACTTTTCGATCCAGATACAAATGCTTGGGAAAGTGTCACAATTAATAAGGAAAGTAGGTCAAAACTTAAAGGTGAAAATAATAACCTGAAATTATTCCACACTGGTTCTTGTTATGCTAGGTGGTATAAATCTCTTGACGCAATCAAGTGGTTATGTTATACTTATGGAAGTGAGTTATATGCTATTGAGGAAGATATGTCTGAAATTGATGCAAGCCTTCAGAACATATCAAATAAATTCATACATCAAGTTGATGATGATGACTGGGCTCGAGACCTAGTACATTATGGTCGTAGAACCCATTTACATAATGGTAATGTGCTTGATCAAGCACTTACATATATTTTTGAAAAGGATGAGTAATGCAATTTAGTAATGAAACCGTTAATGTGTTGAAGAATTTCTCACAGATTAATCCTTCAATTGCAATTAAACCTGGGAACAAATTGTCAACAATGTCGCCTGGAAAAAGTATTATGGCTAATGCTGTAGTGCAGGATGTATTTCCAAGCAATGGCGCCATTTATGATCTTGGAAGATTTCTCGGTGTTGTTAGTTTATTCGAAAAACCAACATACTCATTTAATGAAACTCATGTTGATATTCGTGATAATCAAAAAAGCGTTGCATATACGTTTTGTAGTGAGGATATGGTTATTAAACCAAGTAAAGATGATATTATGGTTTCACCCGATGTCAATATTAATATTACAAACGATAACATCCAGCAGGTGTTGAGAGCAGCTACTATTATGTCGTTACCAAATGTTTGTATTTCAGGCACTGATGTTATTCAACTCAAAGCTGTTAACAGCGAAGGTACATCCACAGATGAATATGCTCAAGTAATTGGATCTAATGATACAGGTCATAAGTTTAATTTTATCTTTAAGTCTGAAAACTTAAAACTGCTACCCGATGACTACAATGTTATTATTGACTCACGCGGTATCTCTCAGTTTAGATCAGCAAAGGCCACACCAAAATTAACATATTGGATTGCAGTCGAGCAGAATTCAGAGTTTGAATAATGCTGACAGATTATCTCTGGGTAGAGAAGTATCGTCCTAAGACAGTTGGCGATTGTATCCTACCGAAAGAACTTAAAGCTACTTTTCAGCAACTTGTTGACAGTGGTAACATTCCAAACATGATACTTGCAGGGGGTCCTGGTGTCGGTAAAACAACGGTGGCGAAAGCTATTTTGGAACAGCTTGGCTGTGATTACATTACTATTAACGGTAGCTTATCTGGAAATATTGACACGCTTAGAAATGATATTAAATTATTTGCGTCGTCTGTATCGTTAGCTGGGGGAAGGAAGTACGTCATCCTTGATGAGGCTGACTATCTCAACCCACAATCAACGCAACCAGCGCTTCGTAATTTTATGGAAGAGTTTAGTAAGAATTGTGGATTCATTCTTACGTGTAACTTTAAAAATAGAATAATTGATCCCCTTCACTCTAGATGTTCAGTAATCGACTTTAAAATACCAAAGGATGAATCACCTGTACTAGCTTCTAACTTCATGGCTAGGGTGATTATGATATTGAACAACGAAAATATTAAATTTGAGGAAAAGGTTGTTGCTCAATTTATTACAAAACATTTTCCCGATTGGAGAAGAGTATTAAATGAACTTCAACGATATAGTGTGCATGGTAATATTGATACTGGGATTCTAAGTTCTGTATCTGACAACAGCTTTAAAACACTCGTGCAATTTCTAAAAGCTAAAAATTTTACTGAAGTTAGAAAATGGGTTGGTCTAAATATAGATAATGAACCATCATTGTTTTTTAGAAAACTCTACGATAGCATCGGTGAATATATGACGCCAAAAAGTGTTCCTCAAATTGTATTAATACTAGCTGACTATCAGTATAAGTCTGCTTTTGTAGCTGATCAGGAGATAAACTTTGTTGCATGTCTTACGGAGATTATGGTCGAAGCCGAGTGGAAACACTGACCATGACAGTAATGTTATACCAATCATGACTTGTGATAGGTGTAATACTGTTTTAAGAGAACATGATCTTGGGGTCTCACTGTCAGGCCCAAATTATACAATCGTTATTTGTGAAAAATGTCTACTTAGTGAAGACTATACTGATGTGAATTTAGTAAAGGATGAAGATGAATCCGTTTGATTATGTAAACAGTATCAACCATAAGAAAAATAATTTAATGAATGGTTCTGATAATGATGAACTAAGTGAAAAGCTCTACAATCCTTATGTTGTAAATAAAGCGCTTTCTTATTTTGCTGACACAATTATGTTTGCAAACCAAATCAACCAACTGCATGGTGTTGACTCTAAGCTACAATATGAGTATTTACTAAATAGCATTAAGCCCAAGAAGAGATTCTCTAAATGGGTCAAACGTGAGGATAATGATGAAATAGAGATGATTAAGTTATACTTCAATTATTCAGACAAGAAGGCACGGCAGGTCTATAATTTATTATCCTCTGATCAAATTAATAATATAAGAAATGAATTAGTCAGAGGTAAAGAAAATGAGTCAAGTTTCAATTGAAACAATGGTTGAAGTGACTCTATCTAGTGATGAAGATTTTTTGAAAGTGAAAGAGACTTTAACCAGAATAGGTGTGGCTTCTCGTAAAAACAGAGCTCTATATCAAAGTTGCCACATCCTACACAAGCAGCAAAAATATTACATTGTTCATTTTAAAGAGCTTTTTGCACTCGACGGAAAGCCTACTAACTTTGATGTTGAAGACCAAGCAAGACGTAATACAATTGCAAATCTTTTAGAAGAGTGGGGTCTTGTAAAAATTAAAGATCCAGAGAGAACATCTGATCCAATTGCGCCTTTAAATACAACAAAAATTATTGCCTTTAAGGATAAGGATCAGTGGGACCTAATACCTAAATATAACATAGGAAAAAAACGTTGACATTGTGACGTTAATATCCTATATTATTACAGTCACGCCAGTTGGGTGACTTATATTTACTTGCTTAACGAAAGGAGTAACAGCTATGGTTACACAATCACTATTACCTAACGATCCATTTTTTCGTACATCAATTGGGTTTGATAGAATCTTTAATACATTGGAAAGACTTAATAGTACTTCCAATGCAACTGAGTCATATCCACCATATAACATTATTCGTACGGGCGATGATTGTTTCGTTGTTGAGTTAGCATTAGCTGGTTTTAATAAAGAGGAGTTAGATGTTGAAGTCAAAGAAAGTGTACTTCATATCAAAGGAGAAAAACTTGAGGAAGATGGTAAAAGAAACTACATCCACAAAGGAATTGGTGGACGTAGGTTCCACAAATCTTTCACCTTGGCGGAATTTGTTGAAGTCCATTCGGTCAACTTCGTAAATGGAATTCTATCTTTACAAATGGAGAGAATTATTCCTGACGAAAAAAAACCTAGAAAACTTGAAATTGGTTCTGAATTAATTCAACAACCAGTTCTTTTAACAGAATAGATTTGAAGGGGGCCAATGGCCCCCTTCTTTAAAGGAGAATTTAATGGATTTAGATAAACTACGAGAGCAGTTAGAAATTGACGAGGGTGTAGTTCATGAAATTTATCTCGACCATCTTGGTTATCCTACTTTTGGTATTGGTCATCTTGTTACGGAATCTGACCCAGAGAACGGACTTGCAGTGGGGACCGCCGTTGATGCTGACAGATGCATTGAAGCCTTCGAGTCGGATATCCAAACAGTCCTGTCAGACTGCAACAAACTTTACTCAGACTTTGACAGTCTGCCAGAAGAAGCTCAACAAATAATTGCAAACATGATGTTTAATCTCGGATATCCTAGGTTATCAAATTTTCGTGCTATGAAAGCTGGTGTTGATGCACGTGACTGGAATCGTGCTGCTGATGAGATGGTAGACAGTCGTTGGTATAATCAAGTTGGTGCTAGAGCAGAAAGACTTGTTGACCGGATGAGAGAAATCAAATAGAATAGGCTAATGAGCAACTTAGACTTAAATTACTACTGCAGAGTTTATGATAACTTTCTTGATGCAGATCTCTGTGATTTCTACGTCAATGAGTTTGAAAGACTTTTAGTTGATGAAGCTGAAAAAATTGAAAAATATAAAATCTGTAAAGCTGCAACAAGACCTGATGGTACCACATACTGTGGTGCATGCAACTGCCAACGGCTAGACCCAATGCAGCACGAGGTGTTCAATGAAACTAACAAACAAATTTTGTTTGAAAAAATACCATTGCTGCACGATAGATACAAAGAAGATTATAATTTACACGCCGCTCAGTTTCCTAAATCATATTCTGTTGAAGCACTGAGAATTAAACGTGTGTTAAGAGAAGATGGTTCATCAACAGCACAACAGTTCACTGAACATGTTGATGTAAGCTCTTGGGCAAAAGGTAAAAGATTTTTAGCAATTTTAATTTATTTAAATGATGATTTTGGTGGTGGTGAAACTGTATTTCCTACGTTTGGCGATTCTATCAAACCTAAGAAAGGCTCGGTACTCGTTTTTCCCCCGTATTGGTGTTACCTGCATGCAGGTAGACCGTTGACTGATTACGGATATGCAAAGTATTATATGTTATCATTCTTAAACTATAATGATACTTTCAATGATGTTACTGCAATGTCAACAAACATATCTGTTGATAATTATCTCAAAGCCTTTAACGATGGTGCTATAAAAACCTAATGACTAAATTTTATACTGGTGCATTTACGTTCCACGGAATGTCTCGAGACAGTGATCCGAGGGCTGCTGAAATCTATTCGCATAAGGCACGAACCGATTTAATTTATTATACCTATTACGAAGATGGTAAAAAACATCACGTAAAGGAGAAAATTAAACCGTATATGTTTCTTGAAGAAAAGGATCTGCTTCATGTAAATGGATTTATTGAAGCTGAAAGATCGTTTTCATCATACGACGGAAAGCCTTTGTGGCGTGTTGATTTTAAATCAATAAGAGATTATAAAAGTCAACGAAGAAGCGACAAAGATATTATGAGATTCAGAACATGGTATGGATCAGAGAACTGGAACTATGTTTTTCTGAATGACCATTATCCTGGTGAAGTTAATTATGACGTGACAAAACTAGTTATTGCTAATATCGATATCGAGGTAGCTGCTGATGAAGGCTTTCCTGTAATTGAGGATGCATCTAAACCAGTTACAGCAATAACAATGAAGGTCAATGATTTAATTATTGTGTTTGGTTGTGATCAGTTTACTACTGATCGTGAAGACATAAAGTATGTCTTGTGTGAAGATGAAAATGATCTGCTTCAAAAGTTTATTCAGATTTTTAGAAACTATGATCCAGACATCATTACTGGTTGGAACGTAGAATATTTTGATATTCCATATCTTTTGTATAGAATAAAGAATACTCTTGGTTTTGAATATTGTACAAAACTAAGTCCGTTTGATTGTATTGGTATTAAGAAAGTTGGTAGAGATCAAAATAACAAACCAATTGAACGGCCTGAGATTATTGGTATTAATGTTCTTGACTATCTTGCATTGTATAGAAAGTTTACATATGTCCAACAAGAGAGCTACTCACTGGACAATATATCATTTGTACATCTCGGTGAGAAGAAACTAGACTACAGTGAACATGATGGTCTAATGTCATTGTATAAAAATGACTATCAAAAGTTTATTGAGTATAATATTAGAGACGTTGAGCTTGTTGATGAACTAGACAAACATCTTGGCTTACTTGATCTTGTGTATGCACTAGCCTATGATGGTAAAGTTAACTTCTCCGACACGCTTACATCTGTTAGAATGTGGGATATGATTATTCATAACCATCTCTATAGTAAGAAGATCGCAATTGATCCTTTTGTAAAGAAACCTAAAGAACGTCTTGTTGAAGGTGCTTACGTAAAAGATCCTCAAGTTGGAATGCATAAGTGGGTTGTATCTTTCGACTTGAATAGTCTGTACCCACACTTGATCATGCAATATAACATTGGTCCGGACACATATCAAGGTCAAGTGCCTGGTCATTTAGTCAAGTATGTGTCTGTAAATAGTATCATTAAAGGAGCATATGATACTCCTGAAGTTAAGAAATATATGAAAGATCATAATGTTACTATATGTGGATCTGGTGCAATGTACACGAGAGACTTTAAAGGTTTCTTGCCTGAAATGATGTACAAGTTGTATAATGACAGATCTATCATTAAAGATAAAATGTTGAAGATAAAACAAGAAGCTGAAGATTCAAAAGAAGATAGATCATCTGAAATTGCTAAACTAGATAATATGCAGATGGCTAGAAAGATTCAACTTAATTCTGTTTATGGTGCACTCGGAAACGAATATTTTAGATGGTTTGATATTAAGTATGCTGAATCAATTACTCTATCTGGTCAGCTTTCAATAAAATGGATGGAGAAGCATATAAATGAATATCTTAACAAAATGCTTGAGACGGAAAACATTGACTACGTTATTGCTTGCGATACCGACTCGATGTACATTACTCTTGACCGGTTGGTTAATAAAGTATTTAAAGATAGAGAAGTTACACAGGGGGATATTGTGTCCTGGCTTGATGTGGCGGCTAGAGAGGGATTTGAACCGTTTATTGATAAAACTTTTACAAACCTTGCTAAGATGGTCAATGCCTACGAACAAAAAATGGTAATGAAACGTGAAGCAATTGCTGACAAAGGTATGTGGACAGCAAAGAAACGATATGCTCTTCATGTTCATTCAATGGAGAGTGTTAGGTTTTCAGAACCACAATTAAAGATACAAGGTCTTGAGACTCAACGTTCATCTGTACCTGCAATTTGTCGATCAAAGATGAAAGAAGCTATTAAACTAATTATGGAAAAGGATGAGAAGTCTCTGATAGATTTCGTTGAAGATTTTCGTAATGAATTTAAGAATTTACAATTTGAAGATGTTGCCTTTCCTCGGGGAGTCCGAGGATTAAATAAATATAAAAGTACTGATACAATTTATGGTAAAGGTACACCGATTCACGTACGTGGAGCTTTAGTTTTTAATCACTTATTAGTAGAGAAGAATTTACTTTCGAAGTACAATCCTGTATTTGAAGGTGATAAAATTAAGTTCTGCTATTTAACACTACCAAACCCAGCTAGAGAAAATGTAATTGCTGCTGTTAATAGTTTACCGAGACAATTGGATATCCATCCATACATAGACTACCAGATGCAATTTGAAAAGAGCTTTTTGGAACCAATGAGAACGATTGCTGAAACAATCCAATGGAGACTGGAACGTGGTGGTGCAACACTGGAGGATTTTTTCTGATGGTAAATAAAAGTTTTGATTTTGATTTTGGCTTTACAGCAATGGATGCTGATGAGCTTGATGCCGTTCAAACAACCAAAGAAGAAGCAACACAAGC